AGTCGAGGCCGGACGACCCCGCGGCCACGGCCGCGCCGGCGGCCGATCCGGTGGAGAGCCCGGTTGGCATGCTCAACTGAGCCGCCGCGCCCGGTCTGCTTCGCCAGATATCCCGGCGCCGCCTGGGATGCGGCCGCCGGCGTCTGGCGCGACGGCGAGTACTGGTACGATCCCAAGGCCGCCCAGGCGGCCTGCGACTTCTTCGCCAAGTACCTGTGCCTCACCGAAGGCGAATGGGCCGGCCGGCCCTTCGTCCTGCAGCACTGGCAGGAGCACGACGTCGTCCGGCCGCTGTTCGGATGGAAGCGCGCGGACGGCACACGCCGCTATCGCCGCTGCTTCATCTGGATACCGCGCAAGAACGGCAAGACGGAGTTCGCCGCGGGCCTGATGCTGCTGATGCTGCTGGGCGACGGCGAGCCCGGCGGCCAGGTCTTCTCGATCGCCGCCGAAAAGGACCAGGCCTCGATCGTCTTCAACAAGGCCTCCGTGATGGTGGCCTATTCGCCCAAGCTCGCCGAGCTCCTGGAGCCTCTGAAGACCTCGATCTACTGCCCGCAGCTCAACGCCTCGATCCGGCCGCTGTCCGGCAAGCCGCAGGGCAAGCACGGCCTGAACATGTCGGGCCTGGTCGGCGACGAGATCCACGAGTGGAAGACCGGCGACCTCTACACCTTCGTCCATGACAGCGCGGCCGCTCGCCGCCAGCCGTTGGAAATCCTGATCTCGACGGCGGGTGTGAAGGGCACGCACGGCGAAGAGGTGTGGGACGAGTGCCAGGCGATCCTGGCGGGCGATATCGAGGCTCCGGACACCCTGGTCATCGCCTACGCCGCGAACGACAACGACGACTGGACCGACCCGGAGGTCCATCGCCGCGTCAACCCGAACTTCGGCGTCTCGGTCAAGATCGACACCTTCAACGCCGACCTCAAGCGGGCGCGACAGCTCCCCAGGCTGGAGAACGATTTCAAGCGCTACCGGCTGAACATGTGGACGGAGCAGGCTGTCCGCTGGCTGCCGATGGACGCCGTTGACGACGACGGACGCCGTTACGGCTGGGACCATTGCGTCGGCGACACGCACTGGCTGCGGTTGGCGGAAAAGCTGGCCGGCAAGCGCTGCTTCGGCGGCCTCGACCTCTCGGCTATCAACGACCTGTCGGCGCTGGTCTGGTGGTTCCCCATCCAGGACGGCCTGGATCGCCCGGTGATGCTCCCCCGGTTCTTCAAGCCGCGATCACTGCTGAGGGCGCACGGCAAGCGCGACAAGCTGAACTACGAGCGCTGGGTGGAGGAGGGCGCGCTGCTCGCCACCCCGGGCAACGTCGTCGACTACGCCTTCATCCGGCAGACGATCTACGAGGACGGCGAGCGGTTCGACATCGCCTACGCCGGCGCCGGCGACTGCCCGGAGGGATCGGGCTCCATCGCCATCGACCGCTGGAACGCCATCGAGACGACGGTGAAGCTGCGGGAGGAGGGCCTCCAGGCGGCGCTGTTTGGCCAGGGCTTCGCCTCCATGTCGCCCCCGGCCAAGGAGCTGGAGCGCCTGGTCCTCGACAACGCCTTCGACCACGGCGACCACCCGATCCTGCGCCAGCACGCCAAGGTCTGCGCGATCGACACCGACCCGGCCGGCAACATCAAGCCGTCCAAGGCCGCGGCCTCCCAGCGGATCGACGGCGTCGCCGCCGGCTGCATGGCGATCGGCATCGCCCTTCGTGACACCGACGAGGTCGGCGAGAGCGTCTACGAGCAGATGGCGCGGGAACGCGCGGAGGCCGCCTGATGCCAAAGACCGGCCTTCTCGCATCGGCCGCGCACGGCGTGCGCGGCTTCTGGAACCGCGCCACCCAGGCCGGGCGCGTCGTCGTCGACCGCGTGATCCGCGGTGGGCGCACGCCCTCCGGCGTCTGGATCGACGCCGAGACCGCGCTGAAGAACGCCACCGTCTGGGCCTGCGTCCAGTACCGTTCCGCCGCCCTGGCGCAGCTCCCCTGGCGGGTGATGCGCGAGGACCCGAAACGCGGCTGCGTCCCCGCCCCGACGAACCCGGTGGACTGGCTGCTTTGGAAGCGCCCGAACCCGGAGATGGGGGCGTTCGCGTTCCGCCAGACGCTGATGGCGTGGAAGCTGCTCTACGGCAACGCCTACGCCGAGATCGAGCGCGACAACCGCGGCGCGGCCTACGCGCTGTGGCCGCTGCACCCCAACCGCGTGAAGCCCTTCCGCCGGGACACTGGCGAACTCGCCTACCGGGTGTGGAACGCAGACGGCGGCGGCTACGTCGAGCTGGACGCCATGGACGTGTTCCACGTGCGCGGCCTGGGCGACGGCGTGCTGGGCAAGAGCGTCATCGACTACGCCGCCGAAAGCATCGGCTGGGCGCGGGCGACGGAGATCTTCGGCGCGACCTTCTTCGGCGAGGGCATGAACCCGTCCGGCGTCGTCGAAGTTGCGAAGGGCCTCAGTCCCTCGGCATTGGCCGTGCTGCGGGAGGAGTTGAGGAGGCTGTATGCCGGGCCGCGGGGGGAGCGGACGGTGATCCTCGACGCCGGCACGAAGTTCTCGCGCCTGGCCATGCCGATGGACGAGGCTCAATTCATCGAGACGCGCCAGCACCAGGTCGAGGAGATCTGCCGCTGGTTCAACACCCCGCCGCACAAGGTCATGCACCTGCTGCGAGCGACCTTCTCCAACATCGAGCACCAGTCGATCGAGGTGGTGGTCGACTGCGTCATGCCCGACGTGAAGGTCTTCGAGGAGGAGGCCGACTACAAGTGCTTCGGCCCGCAGAACCGGGGCGGCTTCTACACCAAGATGAACCTCCGCGCCCTGCTGCGCGGCGACAACGCCAGCCGGGCGCAGTTCTACAAGGACATGACCGGGATCGGCGTGATGTCGATCAACGAGGTCCGCGAGGCCGAGGACATGAACCCCATCGGCCCGGACGGCGATGCCCGCTTCGTGCCGGCGAACATGATGACCCTCGAGCGCGCCATCGCGCTCGGCGAGACGGCGGCGACGCCAGCCGGACAGGCGGACACTCCCATTCCGGCCCTGCCGGCGGCCGAGCCCGGTGAACCCAACGCGAACGACGACTGAGGACCTGACAATGACCAAGCGCGCGATCCTGGAGTTTTGGCCGGATATTCGTTTCGATCTCTCGCCTCTTCAGGATGGCGGTCTCCGCATCGTCGGCTCGTTGGATGGCGGTCGCGGTCCTGGCTGCCTGGTGCGCTTGGTCGTCGAAGGTGATGCGTTGCCTGACGAATGCATCGGTCGCGGGCCGCTGAAGACGGTCTGCATCGACCTGACCAAGGAGACCTATGGTCTGCAGAGCATCGTCCGGCTGAGCCGCGTCTACGTCAAAGCTCATGAAGCTTCGACGTCGCTCTTCGTTTAGCGAAAGGAGCCGCCCATGGGCGCTGGCTATTCCATGAAGGCCCAGGCCGAAGAGGCCACGGTCTACATCTACGAGGACATCGGCTCCGGCTGGTTCGGCGGCGTCTCGGCCAAGCAGTTCGCCGACGACCTGAAGGCGCTGGGCGCGGTCCAGACCATCAACGTCCACATCAACAGCTACGGCGGCGAGGTCTTCGACGGCGTCGCCATCTACCGCACCCTGGTCAGCCACCCGGCCAAGGTGGTGGTGCACGTCGACGGCGTCGCCGCCTCCAGCGCCGCCACCATCGCCATGGCCGGCGACGAGATCCGCATCACCGAGGCCGGCTTCCTGATGATCCACAACGCCTCGGGCGGGGTCTTCGGCGAGGCCAAGGAGATGCGGCAGATGGCCGACCTGCTGGACACGATCTCGTCCACCATCGCCGACGTCTACGCCGCGCGCAGCGGCAAGGGCCACGAGCAGATCGTCGCCTGGATGGAGGCGACCACCTGGATGACGGCCGCCGAGGCCGTCGAGCGCGGCTTCGCCGACCAGGTGGTCGAGAACCTGCGCGTCGCCGCCAGCGCGGACCCGCGCGCCGTCTTTAACGCCAAGGACCGCCCCAAGAACCGGCCGGTGGCCGAGATGCTGGCCTACGCCGCCGAGACCCTCGACGGCGCGCCGCCGCGCGTCGAAGCCCCGGCCCGGATGCTGTCCGATACGCCGCTCGCCCGCCGTGTGGCGTTGCAGCGCGCCCAGCTCGCCGCTCGAGCCTGATCTTCCCGCGGCCTCGGCCGCGTGACCCTAGAGTCGGCCGCAGGGCCGCCTGACGCCGCCGACCTCGGCGGCCCAACCCCAAGAGGTAGCTATGAACAAGACCCTCGTCCCGGCGAGCGTCGTGGCCCTGCTCGCCCGCACGGCCATCGCGCAACTGCCGATCTTCAACGACGCCACCATCGAGGCGCACCGCGCTCGCCAGACGGAGGTCACCGAAGCCTCCCAGGCGATCCTCGCGCGCGCCGAGGCCGAGAGCCGCGACCTCACGGAGGCCGAGCAGCGGGAAGTCACCGCGCTGGCCGACGAGTTCGACGCTCTGGAGAACCAGATCGGCGTCCGTCAGCGCGTCCTGAACCAGTCGGCGTCGCTGTCCGCCCCGCGTGGCCGCCAGACGGACCCCGATCCGGTCTCGGAGGTCGACGAGCCGCAGCTCGTCAATCGCGCGGCGCCCGCCGCGACGGCCCGCCGCGCCGAGCCGCGCCCGACGAACGTCACCGCGCGCGGAACGTCCGGTTTCCGCAACTTCGGCGACTTCGCCAACTCGGTCCGCATGGCCACCCTGCGCCAGGGCGGCGAACTTGACGCGCGCCTGCGCAACGCCGCCGCCTCGACCTACGGATCGGAAGGCTCCGGCGCGGACGGCGGCTTCGCCGTCCCTCCCGATTTCCGCGCCGAGATCATGAGCCGCGTGTACGGCGAGGACAGCCTGGTCACCCGTACCGACCGGATGTTCTCCTCTGGAAACACGCTGACGCTGCCGATCGACATGACCACGCCGTGGGACAGCACCGGCGGCATCCAGGCCTACTGGACCGGAGAAGCCGGCGCCATCAGCCAGTCCAAGCCGAAGCTGGAAGAGGTGACGGTGAAGCTGGAGAAGCTCGCCGCCGTCGTGCCGATCACCGAGGAGCTGCTGGAGGACGTTCCTGCCATGGACGCCTACCTGCGCCGCAAGGCCCCGGAGAAGATCGACTTCAAGCTGTCCTACGCGATCGCCTGGGGCAACGGCGCGGGCATGCCTCTGGGCTTCATGAACGCGCCCAGCCTGGTCACCGTCGCGGCGGAAGGCGCGCAGACGGCCGACACGATCAACGCCACCAACGTGGTGAAGATGCTTGCCCGGCTGCCGGTGCAGTCGCGCCGCGACGCGGTGTGGCTGATCCACCCGGACGCTGAGGTCCAGCTCCCGCTGATGACCATCGGCAACCAGCCGGTGTACCTGCCGCCCGGCGGCCTGCGCGACAATCCGTTCGGCGTCCTGCTCGGCCGCCCGGTGATCCCGCATCAGGTCTGCGAGACGGTCGGCGACCTCGGCGACATCATGCTGGTGGACCTGTCTCAGTATCTCACCGCCACCAAAACCGGCGGCGGCCGCGACGCCAATGGCCTGAAGGTCGACACCAGCATGCACCTCTGGTTCGACCAGGACCTCCTGGCCTTCAAGTTCACGCTGCGCGTGGCCGGCCAGCCCTGGTGGTCACAGGCGTTGGCCCAGCGCGACGGCAACAACACCCAGTCGCCCTTCGTGACGCTGGCCTCCCGCTAAGCGTCGCCGCTTCCCTTCACCTCTAGCAGCGCCGGCCGGGTCTGGACCCGGCCCGCGCGGATCAGAGCAGACAGATGTACCTCAACAACCTCTTCGTGGAGGCGGCCCAGGTCGTGGTCGCCTTCCCGCCCGTGGACACCCAGTCCGGCGCCAACAACGGCGACTGGGTTTCCATGAAGAACTTCGATCGCCTCACCGTCCTGTTCATCAAGGCGGCCGGGGTCGCGGGCGACGATCCCGTCCTGACCATGAAGCAGGCGACCGACGTCAGCGGCTCCGGAGCCAAGGCGCTGAACTTCACCCGGGTAGACTCCAAGGTGGGCGTGCAGACCGGCATCGGGTCCTTCACGACCAACACCCAGGCCGCCGGCAACACCTACACCGACACGGTGTCCGCGGAGGCCCAGGGCCTGTTCGCCATCGAGATCCAGGCCTCCGACCTGGACGTCTCCAACGGCTTCGACTGCGTGCAGTTCTCGGTTCCCGACACCGGCTCGGCCGGCGCCCAGCTCGGAACTGCGGTCTACATCCTGCGCGGCGCCCGATACGCCGGCGCGGGCCTGCCGTCGGCCATCGTCGACTGATCTTCCTCCCCGGAAGCCCCTGGGGCCGCCGTTACGGCGGCGGCCCTTTCTTCCCGAACGCCAGCTCCATGCCGCCCGCGCACGACCGGGCCGCATCGACGTGTCGTTCCCGCAACCTCCGACTGGAGCCATCCATGCCCAAGATCCGCTTCCTCCGCGAGGAGCAGTACGAGTGCGACGGCCGCGGCAAAGGCCCTGTGTTCTCCGAGGGCGAGACCGTCCTCGCCTCCGAGGATTTCGCCCTGCGCTGGACCCGCCGCCTGGCGGCCGAGGTCGTCGGCGAAGGCGAGCCGAAGGGCGACGCGTCGTTCGAGCGCGTGAAGCCCAAGGCCGAGAAGGCCGGCAAGGCTGAGAAGGCGTCCGATCCCGAACCGCGCCCGCCCGCGCCGGCGGCCGACCAGCCTGCCCCGGGCAGCGCGTCCGAGGGCGGCCCCGGTCCCACCTCGGCGGCCGAGCAGCCTGCCCCGGACGGCGGGTCCGAGGGCGGTCCCGGTCCCGCCGAGCTCGATCTCGGCGCCTCCACCTAAGACCACGCCATGCCGCACGCCCGTGCCGAGCGCGCCAGCAACTGGAACCGGCTGGTCCGCACCGCGCCCCCTGCAGCGGCGCCGCTCAGTCTGGAGGCCGCCAAGGCTCATCTCGAGGTGGACACCTTGGCCTTCGACGCCAAGATCCAGGGCTTCGTCGATGACGCCGTCGCCCAGATCGACGGTCCGGACGGCGCGGGCCTGGCCCTGATCACCCAGACCTGGCGCCTCAGCCTCGACGCCTGGGCCCCGGAGATCGTCATTCCCCTGCGGCCGGTGCAGGCGATCCTGGGCGTCACCTACCGCGACCTGGCGGATGCGGAGCAGACGCTCGACCCCGCGCTCTACGACTGCGACCTGGACCACGCGCCGGCCGCCATCGTTCCGGCCTGGGGCGCCTGCTTTCCCGCCCATCGACCTGGCCGGGGCGTCATCAAGGTGACCTTCCGCGCCGGCTTCGGCGACGCCGCCGCCGACGTGCCGGGCGACCTGGTCGGCGCTCTGAAGCTGATCGTCGCCGACCGCTTCGCCAACCGCGAGGCGACGTCGGACGGAGCCTTGAGCGAGCTGCCGAACGGCGTCGCCGCGGTCCTCGCCCGCTACTCGGCCGGCCCCATCGCCTGATCCCTCGGCGCACGCCGTGCGCGCGCCCCGTCAACCCGATCAACGGAGACGCCTATGTCCCTCAACCTCACCGTCGAGGCGCAGATCAAGGGCTATTACCGCGGCCCGAACGACCTCGCCGCGCCGCAGCAGGTGTTCAGCCTGTCGGAAGCCCTGAAGCTGGTCACCGGCACCGCGGCTGAGCAGGCCGACCTGGTCTTCTCCGACACCCGCACCCTGGCGGCCTCAGCCTCCGAGAGCCTCGACCTCGCCGGCGGCCTCGCCGACGCCTTCGGCCAGACCCTGACCTTCGTCGAGGTGGTGGCCGTCCTGATCAAGGCGGCCGAGGGAAACACGAACGACGTGGTGGTCGGCGGCGCGCCGTCGAACACCCTGGCAAGCTTCTTCGGCGACGCCACGGACAAGGTCCTGGTCAAGCCCGGCGGCCTGCTGCTGCTCGCTGCGCCCGGCAACCCGGCCTATGCGGTCACCGCCTCGACCGGCGACATCCTGAAGGTGGCCAACTCCAGCTCGGGCAGCGCCGTCACCTACGACATCGTCGTCGTCGGCCGCAGCGCCTGATGCTCCGCGCGGGCGACCTCGACCGGCGCGTGGAGCTGCAGCGGCTCGTCGTCACCCGGGACCGGATGAACGCGCCGGTCCAGAACTGGTCGACGCTAGCCGAGGTCGCCGCCTCCCTGTTCGACGTCTCCGACGCCGAGCGTCTGTCCAATGCCGAGGTGGGCGCGAGCGTCACCACCCGCTTCCGCATCCGCTGGTCGCCGGACGTGGCCGACCTGAACGCCAAGGACCGGCTGGTCTGCGAGGGCGCGGTCTACGCGATCAGCGGGGTGAAGCAGGTCGGCCGCCGCGACGGCCTGGAGATCACCGCCGCCCGCCGGGGCGACGCCTGATGGGCGTCACGGTCAAGCTCCAGGGGCTGCGCGAGCTGGAGGCGGCGCTCGGCGAGTTCAAGACGGTGACGGCCCGGTCCATCGCGCTCCGCGCCGCGAAAAAGACGCTTCAGCCCATGGCCGAGGAGGCGCAGGCCGGCGTTCCCGACGATCCGGCGACGCCGCAGAAGATCGAGATCGCGGTCGTGGAGCTGACGTCGATGAGCCAGGGCTCCGTGGTCGCCGCGGGCTTCGGCCCGACGCGGGATAGCTTCCCCGAGGCCGGCGTCCAGGAGCATGGCGCGCCGCCGCACACTATCCATCCCGTTAAGGCCAGCGCGACCGGACTTCTGGGCTTCGAGGTCGGCGGTCATGTGATCACGCCAAAGGCGGTGCAACACCCCGGCTCCCCGCCGCGCGCCTACATGCGCCGAGCCTGGGAGCATGGCGCCGAGGCGCTCCTGCCGCGGCTCCGCGACCTTCTAAGGAGCGAGATCGACAAGGCCGCCAAGCGCGCAGCGGCGCGGGCTCTGAAGAAGACGGGCTGACCGGATGGAAGAGGACCTTGTCGCCCAGCTTCTCGCCGACGCCGGGCTTTCGGCCCTGGTGGGCGACCGGATCACCTGGAACCTGCGCGACCAGGCCGGCGCCTTACCGGCCGTGGTGCTGCACCTGATCGACGCCACCCGCCAGCGGTTCCTGGGCGGACGCCGCTCCGGCTTCGAAGGCGCCTACCTCCAGGCCGACTGCTGGGGCTCGACCTTCGCCGAGGCCAAGGACGTTTCCCGCGCCTTCCGGGCCGCCCTCGACAACCTCACCGGCGCCTTCCGCGGCTCGGCCGAGGAGCACGAGCGCGACGACGCCTTTCTCGATCCCGCGCCGGTCGGACACCGGCCGGCCGAACTTCACCGCACCAGCCTGGATGTCCGGGTCTGGCGGCAAGCACCCTAGCTAGGAGGACATCCGATGGCTGCGATTACCGACGACGGCATGATTGGCTTTGACTCGACCGTCGAGGTCGAGACCACGACGGGCGTGTGGTTCGAGCTCGGCCTTGTGGGCAACGTGACCCCGCCGAACGAGCAGGTCGACGAGGTCGACATCACCCACATGAAGAGCCCGGACGCGACGCGACAGTTCATCCAGGGCCTGGCCAATCCGGGCGACATGACGATGGACATCAATTACGTCCCCGGCAACGACACCGACGAGTACATCATCGCCTGGCGCGCCTCGCGCGAGACCCGCAACGTCCGCATCACCTACCCGACAGACGTGGTCGACACCTTCCCGGCTTTCGTGAAGGGCTATGCGCCCAGCCTGGCGGTCGGCGACAAGTCAGGCGCCCAGCTCACGCTGAAGGTCGCCGGCGCGGTCACCCGGAGCTGATAGATGCCGAACCCCCTGAAGGGCGAGGTCTCCATCGGCCTGGGCAAGGAGACCTTCACCCTGTTCTATGACGTGGATACGCTCTGCGTCGCCGAGGACCTTCTCAACCTCTCGACGGCCGAAATCCTGAGCGGGGTGACGGCGCGGAAGGTCCGGATGGGCTTCATGCGCGGCCTCCTGTGGGCCGGGCTTCGCCAGCATCATCCCGACCTCTCCCTGGTCGAGGTCGGCGAGCGGTTCCTTGGCCCGGGCGGCATCGGCGTTTCCGGGGCCCAGGTGAAGATCCTGGACGCCCTGGCCGCTGCTTTCCCGGTGGCCAAGGACGGCGGCGGGGAGGCCGCCGGCGAGGACCCTCCGCCGGCGGCGGATGGGACTGGGAGCGCCTCCTCGGCGTCTGGCTCGACCTCGGGCTAGGCGACGCGGCGAGCTTCTGGCGCCAGACGCCGCGGATGCTCAACCTGCATTTCGAGGCGGCTGCGCGCCGCCGCGAGCGGGAGGTCCGGGACCGGCTGTCCACCGCCTGGCATGTTGAATTCTTCCAGCGTCAAAGGCTCCTGAAGCCGCTCTCCCACTACCTGGAGACGGACAAGCCCGCACCCATCCGCCGGCGGACATCCATGCCCGCCGCCGAACTCGACCTGGTGATGCGCCGGTG